GCTTCGCCTCCCTCGTCCAGGGCCGTCCGCGCCCGCGCGAGGGCGGGATGTTCAAGTGGGCCTGGTGGCAACTCCTCGACGCCGTGCCGGCCGTGGGGCCGATGGTCAGGTATTGGGACACCGCGGGGACCGAGGCCAAGGGCGGCGGGCACGACCCGGACTACACCGCTGGCGCGCTGCTCTGCCGCATGGCCGACGGGCGCACGGCCGTGGTGGACGAGGCCCGGTTCCGGCACTCGCCCGCGCGCCGTGACGCGGCGATCGAGGACGTGGCGCGCCTCGACCTCGCACGCTGGCCGGGGCGCGTCGTGTGGTGGTTCGAGACGGAGGCCGGGATCCAGGGCGCCGAGCGCACGGCCGACATCGTGCGGCGCGTCCAGGCGCTCGGAATGCCCGTCTACACCGAGCACCCCACGGGCAGCAAGGTCGGCCGCGCGCAGCCCCTGGCCTCGGCCGTAGAGGCGGGCAACGTGCTCCTGTGCCCCGATACGCCCGAGCGCCCGTGGCGCGATGCGCTGAGGGCGGAGGCCGCCGACTTCCCGACCGGTGCGCATGACGATCAAGTGGACGCAACCGACGGCGCCTTCGCCAAACTGGCGGCGCCCGTGTCTGAAGTGAGCTTCTCGGATTGGGAGATGTGAACGCGACCCTTGCACGAGGGCATATGGCGAAAGGTCTTCGGTACTGTGCCTGTGGGTGCGGCGATCCCGCGCCGGAGCGATACGACACGATAACCGGAAAGCGAATCCGCTGATTCGCCAAGAGGTGGCAGCGCTAACCCCTGGCGTGACGGATTTCACAACGCACGAGAGAGTGAGCTCCGCTCTCCACGTTCTACGCCGTTCCCCTACTCTGCGCCGGATTATTAGGGGCATGAAAGAGACCTGACGATGGACGCCAACGCCCTGCCCTCGAAGCCGCGTCGCGAGTACCTCGACGCGCTGCCCCTCGTCACTCTGATCCGTGACCTCCTCGGCGGCACGCCCCGGATGCACGAGCAGTGCGCCACCTACATCCCGAAGTGGAAGGCCGAGAAGCAGGAGAACTACCTCAAGCGCGCCCGCTCGGCCAAGGTCTACGGCGGGCTCGCGCGTAGCCTGAGCGCCTCGGTCGGGATGCTCTTCGCCAAGGAGCCGGAGCCCTCCGAGGGCTGGCCGGCGGCGATGACCGAGCAGTGGTGGAACATCGACGGCAAGGGCACCAAGGGGCCGGTCTTCGCCAAGCGCCGGGCCGAGGACGCCATAGCGGACGGCTTCGGCGGCATCCTGGTCGATATGCCCCCCGTGCCCGAGGGCGCGGTGGTGACGCTCGCCGACGAGGAGCGCCTCAACCTCCGCCCGCGCTGGGCGCCCTACCAGCGGCTGGACATCCTCTCGTGGGAGACCTCTGTCGTCAACAACGTCGAGGTGCCGGTCCAGGTCGTCCTGCGCGAGAACTACACGCGGAAGACGGGGGAGTTCGCCACGGAGACGGTGCCCGCCTACCGCGTCCTCAAGCTGACGCAGCAGAACGTCGCCCCGAAGGGCGCGGAGCCCGTCATCGCCTGGGCCGCCTCGTGGCGGCTCATGGTCGAGGAGAAGGGCCTGAGCGGGCAAGTGACGGGGCTCCGGCAGCTCGGCGCCGGGATCTTCCGCGACGCGGCCGGCGTCCCCTTCGACGTCATCCCCCTAGCCGTGGGCTACGGGGGCAGGACCGATGCGCCGTTCACCGCACACCCGCCCCTGACAGACCTCGCGTGGTGCAACCTCCAGCACTGGCGGATCGCCACCGACAAGCGCTGGAATGAGCAGCTATGCGCCTTCCCGCAGCCGCTACTCAAGGGCGGCCTCGCGGCGACGGGCAAGACCAACAAGGTGGACGGCGGCCCCGTCGCCCCACGGTTCGAGCTCGGCCCCGGCGTCCTGGTCGAGACGAAGGCCGACGGCGACTTCCTGTGGCGCGAGCTCACCGGCAACTCGCTCGACAAGCTGCGGGAGAGCAAGCAGGACGAGCGCGACGAGATGGGCGAGCTCGGGGCCAGCTTCCTCAGCAAGAAGACGCGCGGCGTCGAGACGGCGGAGGCCAAGCGCATCGATAGCGTGGCCGAGAACGCCACCCTCTCGACGGCCGGCCAGGGCGTCGAGGACTGGCTCAACATGGCGCTGGAGATTCACGCCCGCTACCTCGGCATCCCGTCGGCGCAGGCGCCGACGCTCTCGCTCAACAAGGACTTCGAGCTGGGCCTGATGGACGCCGCCACGATGACGGCCTGGGGGAGCCTCGCCGTCAACCTGAAGCTGCCCGTGCGCATGGTGCTCGATGCCCTGCGCGATGGCGGGCGCATCGTGGCCACGGACGAGGAGCTCGACGAGATCGAGGCCGACATCATGGTCAACCAGGCGGCGGCCGAGGCGGAGGCGGAGCGCCAGCGCGAGATGCAGACCGAGGCGCTACAGGCGCGCGGGCAGCCGGCGCCCGGCAAGCCAAAGGCGGCAGAACTGGACGCGGCGGCGTAGTTGAGCCCCACCCGTCGCGTCTTGTTCGCTCGGGTGTCCCGCGAGACGGCGCGCCTCACGCCGGACCTGGCGCGCGCCATCCTGCGGGCGTTCGGCATTCTCGCCTCCGAACTCACCGACGCGCAGCTCGCCGAGGCCATTGCCAGCGGCTCGGTTGAGCGCCTGCTCACGCGCCTCCTGGCGCCCGAGATCGAGGCCCGCGCCTTCTACCCGGTGCGCGAGGCCATCCGCCGCAGCGTGGGGCGGGAGACGCGACTCTTCCAGCGCGACCTGCCCCGGCGCGCGCAGGCGGTCACGGGCACGGTGGGCTTCGGATTCGACATCCTCAACCCCAAGGTCATCGCCGCCATACGCACCCTCGAGACGCGGGTGATCACCACCCTCTCGGAGTCGGTACGCGGCGCGGTGCGCGCCCACATCGAGCTCGGGCTTGAGCGCGGCGTGGGGCCGCGTGCGATGGCCCGGGGCCTGCGGGCCGTCATCCCCCTGGCACCGAACCAGGTGCGGGCCGTGGCCAACTTCGAGCGGATGCTGCGCGAGGGCGACCGCACGGCGCTGACGCGCGCGCTCCGCGACAAGCGGTTCGACCGCACGCTCGACCGCCTCCTCGGCGTGCGCGGCGAGGGCCTGAGCGCCGCCCAGGTCACGCGGATGACCGACGCCTACCGCCGCAACATGGTGGCGTTCAACGCCGAATCGAACGCCCGCACGGCCGCGCTCAACAGCGTGAAGCTGGGCCAGCGCCTCTCGTGGCAGGACGCGATCGACAAGGGCTACGTGGACGGCGGCAACCTGATGAAGCGCTGGGTCAACGTGGGCGACGCCCGGGTGCGGGACGAGCACCTCGCCCAGCCGCTCGGCGTCGCGGGCGAGACGGTGCCCTTCGACGAGCCGTACAGCACGGGGGAGATGGAGCCGGGGGACGACACGTACAACTGCCGGTGCCTCAGCTTCGTCTTCGCGGGGTAGGGGCTTGCTTATTGTGGACACGGGCGCCTAACCTGGCACCCTGAAGCGCACGCCTTCAACCGAGAGGACTTGATGGCCGAGAAGACCGCCGAAGAGAAGGCCGCCGAGGCCGCCGCGAAGGCGAAGGCCGACGCCGACGAGGCGCTGGCCGCGCTGACGGCGCAGGTGGAAGAGGCGAACACCAAGCGCGAGGCGGCCGAGAAGCTGATGCGCAAGACGGCGGCCGAGCTCCAGAAGCTCCAGACGGCGCGCAAGGCCGCCGATGCGGGACTGACGGAGGAGCGCCTGAAGGAGATCACGGCCGAGGCCGAGGCCCAGGCCGACGCGAAGTACAAGGACCAGATCGACGAGGCGGCGAAGCTGAAGGCGCAGAACCGCGCCCTCGTGCTCGACGCCGACATGAAGGCCCGGGCCCTCAAGGCCGGCGTCCTGCCGACAAAGGTCGATGACTTCTGGGGGCTGCGCGGCGCCGAGTTCGACCTCACGGCGGACGGCAAGCCGATGGTCAAGGCTACGCCGACCCTCGACGTTGACAAGCACCTCGCGGCGCTGCTCAAGCGGAACCCCGAGTGGGTCAAGGGCACCGGCGCGAACGGCGGAGGGGCATCGGGCGGGGCGGGCGGTGGGGGGGGGGGGGGTGGCATCACCTACGAGCAGATCCACGCGAATCCCGAGGCGGCCCTGGCGCGTATCAACGCCGAAGCCGCCTAACTGTAGGGCAGGGCGAGTATCGTAGGGCGAGTCCGCAGGGCGTAGTACCGCAGTACGTTCGGCGCCGACCGTGGTGACAGCCAAGCAGTCTGTCCCCCCACGGCTCGGCGCACGCGGTCCCGGTGGGGAGAGATACCAACCTCCTGACCGGAGTTTCACATGGCACTCAGCCTGATCGAATCGGCCAAGCTCGCGGCCGATGGTGGCGAGACCAAGCGCGCGGCGGTGATCGAGATGTTCGCCCGCTCGAGCGCCTGGCTCAATTCCCTCGTCTTCAACGACATCCCCGGCAACGCCTACGCGTACAACCGCGAGGGCGTCCTGCCCGGCATCGCCTTCCGCGGCACCAACGAGGCGTACGCCGAGTCCACGGGCATCATCAACCCCTTCGTCGAGGCCCTGCGCATCTGCGGCGGCGACCTCGACTGCGACCTCGCCCTGATGCAGATGTTCGGCAAGGGGATTCGCGCCAAGCACGAGACGATGAAGATCAAGGCGCTGGCGCAGGAAGTCACCCGCGTCCTGGTCAAGGGCGACTCGATCGCGCAGCCGCGGGAGTTCGACGGCCTCCAGGCGCGGCTCGCCGGCCTCCAGGTCGTGCTCAACACCGCGGGCGGCGCCTCCGGGCCGCTGTCGCTGACGCAGCTCGACCTCGCCATCGACCGCACCGCTGCGCCGACGGCCATCTGGCTCAACCACGCCATGAGGCGGCGCTTCACGGCCGCCCTGCGCACGGTCGCCGTCTCGGGGCAGATCATCGCCGAGGCGAAGGACGCCTTCGGTCGGCCGGTCATCACCTACGCGGGCCTCCCCCTGCTCGCGCCCTACCCGGACAACGACGGCACCGAGGTGATCGACTTCCTCGAGGCCGGCACCGGAGGCGGGGCGGTCTCCACGTCCGTCTACGTGGTCGGGGTCGGTGAAGGGAAGTTCACGGGCATCCAGAACGGCGCGATGCAGGTGCGCGACCTCGGCGAGCTGAACGCCAGCCCGCTCATGCGTACCCGCGTCGAGTGGCTGATGGGGATGTGCCTCGAGCACGGCCGCGCCGCGACGCGCGTCCGCGACATCACCGACGCCGCCATCGTTGCGTAAGGCGAGGCGACCATGAGCGACACCACCACACTCGAAGGCGCCTCCCGCTCGACGGGCGCCGGCCGAAAGGCTTACGTCACGACCAAGTTCCACGGTCGCGCGGCCGTCGGCTACATCTGGACGCCGGGCAACGCGGTCAACGCCGAGACGATCACCATCGGCACCCGCATCTACGAGTTCGACACGGCCGCGGCCCCCGGCTCCGTCGTTGCGGGGAACGTCCGCATCGACGTCAACGCCGACGTGACGCCCGACTACGCCGTGGCCGCCCTCGTGGCGGCCATCAACGGCGACGCCGACCGCGTGGTCGATGCCCTCGCCTGGGTCGGAAACACCGACGTCTCCTCCGGCTGCACCCTCGTGGCGCGCACGGAGGACAACATCAACCACGCACTGGCCGAGGCGACGACCAACTTCGTCGTCTGCGGGGCCACGCTCCAGGGCGGCGCGGTGCCTGCGGCGTCCGGCCTGGGTGGCGGCACCTACGGCGTCACGGCGGCCGATGTCACGGCCCTCGCGCTCGCCGCCGGCAACGAGGTCGTCATCGGGGCGATCACCACGGTCAACCAGCCCACCATCACCAGCCTGCTCTGCATGACGGCGGCCGGTGTGGTCAAGGCCCTGGCCACGGTGACGTTCACGCTCCGGCAGGTGAACGGGAACTTCTGGGCACTCACAGTCGAGGATGGAGCCGCGGTGCTTGCGAACGGCGACGTCATCGCCTGGACCCTCGGACTGTAGGAGACAACGACTATGGCCGGGGAACTCAAGCTGCTGCAGATGGTCGGGGGCGCCGCCTCAACGGCGCTCCTGGCCCAGGCGCTCGGCGGCACGCACAGCGTCACCAAAGGCGAGACGGGCACGCACACCCTCCTCGCGGCGCACGCCGGGAAGATCCGCGCCGTGCTCGTCATCGTGACCGTCGACGAGGTCTTCGCCGACGGCGGGACAACGCAGACCGTCATCGAGGTCGGGCAGGACGGGACGATCGACCTCTGCTTCGACCACACCAAGCTGGTCAACGCCGCGGCCGGTTCCGTCTGGGCCTTCGCCCTCCGAAACACGGCGACGAACAAGGTGATCATCACCTCGACGGCCGCGGGCGGCGCAGGCACGGGCGGCGTGACCGTCACGGCCATCGCCATCCCCGAGAACTAGGGGAGGCCGCCAATGGCCGGCGAAGTCAAGAACATCCAGATGGCCGCGGGGGCCGCGCTCACCAAACTCGTGGGCTCGGACTACGGGGCCGTGCACAGCGTCACCAAGGGGGAGACGGCGACCCACACGCTGCTCGCCGCACACCTCTCGAAGGACCGCGCCGTCGTTGTCCTCGTCTACGTTGACGAGGTCTTCGCGGACGGCGGCGGCAGTCAGCCGGTGATCGAGGTCGGGGAGACGACGGACATCGACCTCTGCTTCGACCACCTGAAACTGGTCAATGCGGCGGCGGCCGGGGTGTGGAAGTTCGGCTTCCTGAACACCTCGACTCGCGCCGTGCTCATCACCTCGACCGGGGCAGTGGGCGCCGGCACGGGCGGCGTGACCGTCACCGTGCTCGCGGCACCGACCTCGTAACACAGGCACACACCGGGGGCGGCTCCGGCCGCCCCCTTCACCGAAGGAGCACAGAGCAATGCCTCGGAACTTCCGCGATACGACGCCCGACATCGACACCATCCTGCACGACACCGTGGCGGCTGCCGGGGCGGGCGCGGCCCTCGTCGGGGGCGTGGCACAGATCCTCGACCTCGGCCCCGGGCGCATGGACGGCCGGGTCGTCATCGACGCTTCGGCCTTCACGGCCGGCCCGGGCGACCTCTCGACCGTGGTGGCGCAGTTCTCCAACACGGCGGCGATGAACGCCGGTCTGATGAACGGCGGCGCGCTGATGTTCGGCGACGTCACCGTCAACTTCCAGTCGGCCGACACCGTCGCCCCCTACCACCAGGAACTCGGCGTCACCAACCAGATCAACGGCGTCACGTACCGCTACATGCGGTTGTGGATCGTCTACGCCGCGGCCGGGTCCCTGACGTTCACCGCGTGGCTGAAGAAGGCCGCCTAGCCCATGATCCGCCCTGCTCCGCACGCGCGCAAGGTGAAGGTCCGCGAACTGTCCACCGGCACCGTCTTCGAGGCGTGGTCGGTGGACGCGCGGGAAATGGTCGGCGGGCACCCGGACCAGTACGCCTACGCGCCCGCCGACGCCCCTCTCGGCCCGCCGGAGGCGCCTAGCGCGCCTCCGGCGCCGCCAGTCCCCTCTCCCGCCGAGATCCTGGCGGACAAGTCCTACGACGACCTCGTGGCGCTGGCCAAGAAGGCCGGCATCAAGTCGTTCGGCGTCAAGCGCGACGACCTCGTGGCGGCACTCCTGCCCCACGTGGCGGGCGGCACCCTTTCGCTGGACAACGTGGCCCTGCCCGCGAACGCGGTGGTGGCCCGTCCGTCCCGCATCGAGACGTAAGCGATGGCCCCTCCGGCCATTGTCGCCACCGTGGGCGGGGCGACGTCGAACTGCTACCTGACCCTGGCCGCAGCCGAGACGTACTTCACCGCCCGGCCGTTCCTCTCGACGGGCTGGACAGCGCTCGAGTCGAACGACAACAAGACCGTGGCACTGCTCTTCGCCGCACAGGTACTCGACGAGCAGCGCTGGCTCGGCAACAAGGGCATGACGGCGGCCGTGGCCACGACGCAGGCCCTGGCCTGGCCGCGGCGCTGGGCGCCGACGCTCGAGTTCGACGCGCCGCCCGACTTCATCGCCGAGTACTTCATCGACCTCACCGTCGCCTACTACTCCAGCCTCGCCATCCCCGCGCCGATCTGGAAGGCGACGTGCGAGCTGGCACACGAGATTCTGAAGGCGGGCACCACCGACCCCTTCGCGGCGAGCGGCGACCCGAACCGCGACCTCCGGTCGAAGAGCGTGGACGTGCTCTCCTGGGAATGGCTCGCGCCGCAACTGCGGGCGCAGGGCCTGGGCCGCTTCCCCTCCGTCCTCGCCCTCATCGGGCCACTGCTGCGCAGCGCGTGCGCCCGGACCTGGGACCGCGCCTGATGACCTCCCGCGCCGGCAAGCGCACACGATTGACCCCCTGCAAGGCGCCTGACGGCGATGCGATGCCAGTGGCGCTTGCCGGCGCTCGGGGGACGAACCGCGGCTGAGGCCGCTAAGGAGAGCTGACCGATGGCGAACATCGTTTTCAACATCGCGAAGGGCCGCGTGGTGGAGTTCTACAACCGCGTGAAGGGCAACGACCCGGCCACCTCGGCGCTCATCCTCATCCCCATCGAGACCGCGGGCCTCGAAGCCGATGCCGTCCTGATCGACGTGGACACCGTGACAGCGCTACTCGCCGGTGCCACGAACGAACAGGCCGCGATGGGCCGCAAGACGTTGACGGACGCGGAACTCGCCGCCCTCCCGGCGCCGGACGACGCGAACGACCGCTACGACATCGCGCTGCCGACCGTCACCTGGGTCGCCGCTCCCGCCGGCAACGCCATCAGCAAGATGGTCGTGGCCTACGACGCGGACACCGGCGGCGGGACGGACGCCAACATCATCCCGCTCACGATGTTCGACTGCGTCATCACGCCGGACGGCAGCGACGTGCAGCTCACCGGGGCGACGTTCTTCCGGGCGTCGTAGTAGGATGCTCCGTCTCCTCTCTGTGTGGGGACACACGCCTCGTCCCTGGGGCTACGAGGTCCGGGTGGACTTCACGGATGACGCGGGCGGCATCCACAACGAGACGCTGACGTTCGAGCGGGAGCCGGACGAGAAGGCACTCGACGCGGCGGTGGCGGCGCGACTCTCGCAGGTGGAGGGCCGCATCGCTGCGGAGACTCTGGTGGTGCCGGAGCCGACGCGGGAGGAACTGGTCGCCAAGGTCGCGGAGTTGGAGGCGACCGCGACGGCCCTCGTCGCGGAGCGCGAAGTGCTGGTGGCCGAGAAAGAGGCGCTGGTCCTGGAACGCGACACCCTGCTCGCGGTGGAGCCGGTGGCGCTCGACGTGGCGGTGAGGCGCTAGATGGCGCTCTCTCTCGGCGCGCATAAGAGCGCGACGGGCGGCGGCCCCACCGCAGCGGTCACCACCACGGCGGGGTCGGTCATCATCGTGGCGATGATGTCTG